TCTGTTACCATAATCGTTTCTGTAATAATCGTAAACTGTACCAGTTGTCCAGTTTCTTCTAGGAATAACAAACGAAACGTCTGTAGTTTGAATTTTCTTGGCAGCTAAGAAGTCATCAAAATAATAAAATTCGTCTGAGATTGAATCTACTGGTGTTAAAGGTGCTGTATCAGAACCTTCGTTATCTGTTCTAAGATCACCTCTGGTTTTTGTACCAAAAGCTTGAGGTCTACCAATCGCTAGATAATATACACTAGCGGCTGCCTCGTTAAAAGATTCCACAAACTGCTCTGAGTTGTGGATTCTGAATTTGTTTGTTATAATCGCTGCCATTTTATTTCCTTTATACTATTTATACAAGTTTCCTTATGGTTTTTGCTCCCATTTTTTATCCTAGATATCTTATAACAATTTTTGCTCCGTTTGCCGGCGCAACTTGAAATGTTAATGTTGTTCCTGCAACCGTATATTCGTCTGTCGGTATTAAACAAATACCGTTTACAAAAACTAATATATCATCAACTGTTCTATTTGCTAAAATTGTAAATGTTGTATCTGAACCATCACCTGTATTTGATTTATCTGTAGATACATTTAATTTTGTTGTTTTACCACCTAAAATTTGTACTGAGTTACCCATATAACCATGACTTGAACATTGATAGTATAAAGGTGATGGTGTATTTTCATCAACTGTAATTGTTGTATGAGCACCTGAATTACCTGGAGCAGGAGAACTTCCTGTATTTGTAACACCAGATGTATATTCTAAAGTTTTTCCTTGGTCGTAATAAAATCTTAATGGGTGTCCTGTGTTTGAGTTATCTGATTGGTCAAACTTATGAACACCTAAAGATAATACAACTTGAGCACCTTCGTGTCCGTCAATTTTATAACCATTTGATGAACCATCTCCGTGAAATCTATGTTCCGTTGTTTTACTAGCAACTGTAACTGTATGTGTTTGAATTACTGTAGGGTCTGGTGATCTAAAAGATATGTAACCTAAATCCTGTACGTCTGCGCCTGCTTGGTCTAAATCAGAACCACCTGAAAAACCACTTGCACTAATTGTCATTATATCACCTGATATAGCTGTTGAAACAATACCAGAACCTTTTATTTGTAAAGTTTCGCCTAATGAAATAGTTGTGTTTGTAGAACTATCGTCTGAAAGTGTGATAGATGAATTTGCTAATTTTCCGTTCTCAATACTACCTGCTAATTGAGCATTTGTAATAGTACCTGTCAAAGCTGATGTTGCAATATTTGAAAGAGTATTGCTAGAACCATTAATTGTTTTATTTAATAATGTTTGTGTTCCTGTTAAAGTTGCAACTGTACTATCAATACTTATTGCAACTGAATCTGTACCTGATATAATAGAAGTTAAACCTGTACCACCACTAATTACTAGTGTGTTACCTGTATCTATAGTTTGTGTTGTACCTGAATCTGCATTTACATTAAAAGAGTATGAAGATCCTGCACCTGGTTCAAATTTACCTGTACTGTTATTAAATAATAGAGCTTGTCCTGATGTAGCACCAGATACATCTATTTTTATTGATGAACCATCACCGATACCAGCATAGATTTCATTAAAGTTATCATTGACTAGGTCACCACCTGCACGAATAGTAGAACCTGATCCGTCATTAGCAGTTGAACCTATGTTTATGGTTTGTTTTGACATATTTTCCTATTTTACCTAATACTATTTATACGACTATGCGACATCAAATTTAATGTTTGTAGTGTCAAATGTGAATTTTGTTTCATCAAAAGAGTTGCCATCTATTTCAAATATTTCACTTGGTATCGCAAAGTTAATTTTAATATCTGTTTGATAATCTGTTAAAATTGGTACTGTATTATATAGTGAAGTATTTTTCATACTTTCCATACGTATCGCAGCTACCTGTTCTACTCTTACCTCACCACTATAGTTACCACCTAATACAAATTTATGTATTGATTTCATTCTTGGACCTGCAACTGCAAGACCAAATTTAGTAGTATTTTCTCTATGTGTAGTTAATGCTTTACTTTGTTGTATAATCTTGTATGCACGGTTTAATGTTACATCTCTTTCATTTGAACCTAAAGAGGCAATCACACTATCGCCTGCCTCTACATCTATTGCTAATTCTGGATTTGAAGCTAATGATGTACCATCGTCTGTCGTTCCTAATCTTCTACCTACAAGTTTAGAGAATAGAGTATTTAATACATCTTTGATTGGTGTACCAGTAGCACCAGAATTTAAACCTGTTATACTTTGAATTTGTGCGTCTACCTGAGATGATATGTTTACAAGACCTGTGAAATAAAAACCACCAGTATGCATTGTCTTTTTAAATGAATCTCTCCAGTCATTTATTGTACGACCTACTTTGATAACATATGAAAAATCTTGGTAATATAAACTGTCTTGTATTTTCATTGTAGTTTCAGAAATAAAACCATCCTGATTAATATATGTACCGTCTGTATCAATAACACTTGTAACTGTAGTTGTAGCTGTAGCTGCGTCTACCTTTTTAACTATAGCAGTACCACCACCACTTGCTGTTAATGTTCTTTCTTCATCAAAAGTACCTGAAGCACCTGATAAAGTTAAAATATTTGTATCTGAATTATAACTTACAACTGTAGCTGTTATAACTGAACTTGCACTATCAAGTGAGGTTACTGTTTCGTCTGCTATAAAACCACCTGTTACATTTCCTAAAACAATATGTGTTCTTAAAGATACTGTAGGTGGCGAAGGAGAATTTTGATGTTCAGCACCAGTTTCAATTACTTTAATTGCCTGTACTTTACCAATCTCTCTACCAAAACAAAATACACTTGCATTTGATCCAGATGATGTAACATCTATTGTTGGTAATGATCTGTAACCACTACCGTTATTAATAATTCTTATATCTGTAATATCACCGTTACCTGTTTCTTGTACAATTTTATTACCTGTATAGATATCACCTCTTACAGTTTCATCTTCTAAAACTATATGGTCATCAACTGTAGATGTTGATTCTTCTTGTGTAATACCACCGTTTACTAATGAAACTTTTGCAACAGCAGAACCACCGCCTGTGCCTGTATTGTCAAAAACTAAATCATCACCTATAGAATAACCTGTACCTGCATTGTCAATAATAAAATCTGTAATACCACCAGAACCAACAGCTTCAACTTGCATGATAGCACCTTGACCACCACCTGTTATAGTAATTGCTTCTTGTGGTGTATGTAACGCACCGTCATTTGAAATTGTAGGTGATGTAGGAATACCTGTAATAGTTGCCTTAATAAAAGTATCTATTTCATCATTTTGAGTACCTCTAATTTCTTCGCCAATTTGAAAAGTACCAGTAATACTATCATCATTTAAAATAAATTCAGATATTGTATTAGCACCTATTTGAAATTTAAATACGTTTTCTATAATAGCAGTTGCCTCAGATGTTTGACCTGTAACTGTTCTACCAATTAAATTTAGAGTTTCACCGTCTGTAGCGATTGATCTCATAATTTTTTTAGTATCAAACTTACCGTCTGAGGTTTTTAACATTTGTTCTCTAGGATAAATTGTTTCTGATCCTAAATTAAATAATAGTTTGAAAAATAATTCGTGTCCTCTAGCAGTACCTTTTGCTCTGTAAACTGATTTAATATTTTTTATTAATTTTCTTTTATCAATACCACTATCTAAAGTTTCTGGTAAAGTATTTAAAAATTCATTTCTAAATTTTGTTAAGAAGTTAGATATAACTTTATCTGGATCTCTGAAGTTTACTAAGTCTTGGATATTTTGTACTGGATTTGGTCTGTAGTTATCTAACGTAGCAGAAGCAGCTGATGAATTACCTGTTATAGTTTCGCCGTCTTTAAATTTATCTTGTGCTGAAATAAAAAGTCTACCATTATCTAAGTCTTCGGATAATACAGTTGCTGTTGCACCAGATGTAGAACCTGTTATAGTTTCACCTACTGTAAATTTACCGTAAGTAGAACTTTCTAATAATACTTTATCGTCAGCGTCAATTTGTGTTGTACCGTCAGTTGAAAGTTTTGTACCTTCTAAAAGTAATTCGTTTGTTTGATTTGTTTCTGTTTCTAATAAAATACCGTCAGTTGTTTGTACACTTGTTACAATCAACTCTGCTGATTCCATAAATGTGTAGTATGATTTTAAAAACTCTACAAATTTAGGATGATCTGCAAGTACGAAATCAGGAGTTTGTCCTCCTAGTAACTTGGATATTTTTTTAGTAAACTTCGCCATTTATTAATAGCTACTTGTTGTTGTATAACCTACGCCTGCGTCTGAGGAACCTCCAACAAAAGTATCTGCCTCTACTGTAATTGATGAGTTTGATGTATCAATATTTAATACTTGATCTCTTACTGGTACAACATCATTTGATTCTGGTTTTACTGTTAATTCAATTTTATTAGAAGTTGCACCTCTAATATTTTCTATGTTAGTTATGTTTAATGAATTGATTGTAATTTGACCTGTTGTATAATTAATTGTACCTTGTGTATTGTTAGTATATGTTCTTACAGAACCTACTAAGTAATATGTTCTTATGTTACCTTGTCCATCATCATCTAAGAAATAAACATTTGTTGTATCACCACTTATTTTAAAACCAGATGTTTCTAAAATACCACCTGCTACTGAATTATGACCAGAATGTGGATTGTATAATGCATTTCGATAATAGATGTCATATCTTGTTGAAGCATTTAATGTTGGTATAAATGTTTTTCTAATTTTTAAAGTTGTAATATTAGACAATATTGAGTTATCTGTATTATCAATTTCTTTTGAAACTTTTGAAAATCTATAAACACCATCAAATTGATTTAATGTATTTGTATTGTAATTATTTAAAGTTGTAATTACATTTGATTTTAATGTTTCTGAATTTTTATCTGTAGCTGAATTATCATATTTTACAGTAGATGTTAATATAATATCTGTAATTTCTGGATCAACAATTACTGGTGTTACTGAAGCAACATTAAATCTTTTTAATTGTTGTACGATATCTGCTTTTGTAGTTGCTGTTAAAGTAGAACCTGAAGCTGCCTTAATTGCAATCTTAACTTGACCATAAACCGGTGTTTCATCATCTTCACCACCCCAAGCACTTACTGATTGTGCATTAGGATATATTTGTAAAACTTTTGTTTCATAATCAGCAGTTGTAACTGCTCTGTCTTGTGCTGAATATTGTAATGGTGCATTATATCTTATTGACTCTTTTGATTGTGGTTCTGATCCACCTTGTGCAGCTGAATTAGTTGTTATAGAAACGTTTGAAAAACCACCGATTGAACCAGATAAAGCAAATACGTTTGCACCGTTAGCTTCATCTTTATTTGTAACTATGTATTGTAATTTTACAATGTTACCATCTGCTAATGTTTTTCCTAAAACACCGTCACCAAAATATACTTCAAACTTACCGTCTTCACCTTCTTGTATAAAGTAAACTTTAGATGTAGAGTTTAACTCTGATAATGAATTGACAAGTGAATAAGTTGATGTTGTTGTATCGCTTGATGAATTTTGTACTGTTACTTTTAAAGTTGATGTATCTGCGTTAATACTTGGTATAATAAATCTTTGGTCTGGATCTGAATTATCTACAATGTAATTAAATGTAACTAAAGAACCTTCGTGTATAGATACATCTCTAAATCTATAAACACCATTTACCGGTGTTGTTGTAATATCAGCGTTAGTAACAAACTGATAAGTTGTACCATTATTTGTAGTTGTAAATGCTGTACCTTTTGACATTGTAATTTCTGTGCCTGAGGCATTGTTTACTAAAATGTCAATATTAGCTGATGGTGCTTTTGCACTTGTTGGTGTATAACCTAACATCTTTGCTAATGATACAATATTTTTTCTTATGTCTGCTGAATCTAAATACATTTCATTAGTCAGCATGTTTGCATTGAAACCTAGGTAATGTGTATTGTATGCTAAAACATCTAAGAGAACGGCAAAACCTGATCCTTCAAAATCATAATCCTGAAACTCAGATTGATCTTGTAAAAATGTTTTTAAATTTTGTTTGATTGCGTCAAAGTCTAATTGTGAAACTTCTAATTTGTTACTGGCCATTTTATCTTAATCTCTCTAAAAATGTTTCAACTGTAACAGGTTGAGTTGTGCCTATTACATAAAAACTAATTGTTAAATTATATGCATTAGCGTCAATATTTGGTCTAGCGGCTATTTGAACCAACTTAATTCTTGGCTCAAAGTTAACTAATACTTCTTCTACTTTTCTCTGTAGATTTAAAGCAGTAAGTGGTGTTACTGGTTCAAATAACATTGCTCTCACATTAGAACCAATCTCTGGATGAAACGGTCTCTCATAGTGAGAAGTATTAATTAAATTTCTAACACTTCTTTTTACAGCTTCAACGTCTGTTAATTTATTAACATCACTAGTAACTGTATTACGACCAAAGTCTAAATCTAAATCTTTGTAGATTCTACTTGATCTATTACTTTCGTTATTTGTAGAAGCGTCATAGTTTGGCATATCAGTATATATTTATACTGTTTTTATGAACCTATTGACACATTATTTGAACCTGTTGCCGGTTCACCACAAATAGAAGCAGGATCTCCTACTACAACAACTTTTGTGCCACCAATTCTTACAGTAGATTGATTACTAGAAACCACAACTTGAGCTATGTGAGGAAAAATACCATGTACTGCTACAGGATCTCCGTTTACAATAACCTTTCTACCGTTTACACTAACGGTTGATTGTGTGTTACTGATAACACCACCTGCTTTATCACCACTTCTAGTAACACCAGGCATTAACGTCTATTAGCCTCTAACTTTGCTTTTTGAGCAAGTCGTCTATTTTCTGTTATTATCGCTTGTCTGATTTTTCTACCTATCGGTATATTGATAGCATGACACATTTCTTTGCCTTTTTTACTGATATACTCAACACTTATCATCTTATCTTTAAAATCGCCTTGTACAGCTCTTGTTGCTTTTTTTAAACTTATATCTTCTTTTTCTTTTTCAACGCCTTCAGCGTTCCAAAACTTAAATAATCTCATTTTTGGCATAATTTAACTTTCTATATTATATTTTTCTTCATCAATGTACGAATCGCAACGGCAATGACTACAACAAAGTATTAAAATGTCTTTATTATCACCATCTTTGTGTTCCTGTGTACAGGATGTTCCACAATGGCACTTATGTCCACAATTTTTACAGTTTTCCATGTTAAAACTATTTATACTAGTAATTGCACTTTAAATTTGCAGCTCGCCATTCGGTTTCATTTAAATTTTCTACATTTTCCATAGCAGATTCGCCGATTCGCTCTAAATCTGGTTTAATTTTGCAATTTTCACGTACTCCAGAGCAGGAAATAGTGAAAAAGAACAAAATGAGAACAAAATAGTTCATAAATCGTTGATTTTACTCGCTTTTTTCTTGTATTTTTTTGATTTTTTTGCTTGACTATCGCTTATATTTAGTGTATAGTATATGTATATTATGAAAAAAGACAAAAAAACACTAAAACAAAGAATTTTAGAAGCCAAAGAAAGAAATTGCTTGACTCTTCTACAAATTTTTGATATAATAATGACAACAAACAACGAAAGGACTAAAAACTATGTCTAAAACTAAACAATGGGCTTGGGACGAAGCCGAAAAAGCAGTAGATAAAATTCTATTGCAAGTTAAACAAAACCTTATCAACAAAGATACAGCTAAGGCTGAAATTTTGAAAGTTGATAACTTAGACTTGGTTGACATTAACGAATATAATGTTGACGAAGTTATTGAAATGGAATGTGAGGCTGCCTAATGACTACATTTTTTTCAATATCTACTATATTAGCTGCCATATTAGCTGTCGGTTCAATTGAGGATTGTGGCGGTCATTGTATGGGAAATGAAAACTGGACAATGTTTTTTATTTGCTTGACAATCATGCTAATTTGTGGTATACTTACCGTATTAACAATGAACAAAGAAGGACAATAACACTATGATAAAAGTTGAACAAACAGCAAACACACTAGAACAAGGCGTAGCTAATATGATGGCTGGCGCTAAAGAAGATTATAAAAGATGGTCTACCCACGGCGATAAAGAGTTAACTGGTTACTGTAAAGAACAAGTTGACAATTGGGATAATAAAACAAAAGTATCACAAGGTAAAAAGTACATTAAGATTGTGCAAGACACCGGTGTATTTGCTTTTATTGTAAAAGAAGATTTTAAACACTTTAAAAAAGGTGATATATTGAAAGCTGCTGGCTACAATGCACCTGCTTTAAACTCTCCAAGAGGCAATGTGCTTTCTGGTAATTATGCAATTCAATGGACTGGTCCATTATACTTAAAATAAACTGAAAAGGAAACTATATTATGAAACTACAATTTAATAACTTAACTGATATACTAGACTGGATTAAGAATCCAGAACATAAGGAACATTTGTTTCTTTTAGAAACTGCTATCAATGCAGCTAAAGGTTCTACTAAAGGTCAATTCCTAGTAGGCGATAATGTTTCATTTGGTAGACCAAATGGTCGTAAGCACCAAGGTGTTGTTGTCAAAATGAATCCGTCAAAAGCGGTTGTTGATTGCAACGGTTCTAAATGGCGTGTGCCTTACTCTATGATGGAGGCTGCGTAATGAATAGACGAAAAAAAGTTTTTGACAAGGTTGTAATGCCGTTATTATCAAAACACATGATTGACCCTTTTACTTACAAAGGGCCATGTATTGCCTCTGGCATACCAATTAAATACTTAAAATATTTTAAAGAAGTATCTAATCATAAAAATGCAATGAACGTTAGATACAGATATAGAGGTAATTCTAAACCTCAGTACAGATATAAAAGACCTCAATCTTTTATTCACATGGCGATGGCTGATACATTCGCCGTTTACACAAGATAACAAATTTCCTTCTGTTGTTGTTTCCCCCTGGTTGAGATACTAGGGGGTTTTTATTTTAAGATGATTTATCCGAGTCTTCTTCGTATGTAGAAGGACAGCCACCCCAGTCTTGGTCATCATCATTTAGGATTAAACCTTT